TTTCTCTACGGCACCGCAGGCACCACGCCGACGACCGAGGCCGTCAACGTCGACTCTGTCGCGTTGGCGATCTCGAAGCGAACCGCCGAGAGAATCAAGCGGCACAAAAAGTACGTTGCGAAGAAAGTCACCGTCACCGAGGCTACGCTCAGTTTCGAGATCACGGACGAAGAGGGCGACGCATTCCTGTCGGCTGTGAAGACTGGCGCGATGAACGACACCGCTCTGGCGATGTACGCGACCGACATCACCAGCGGCGAAGGACTGAACGCCGATTGGTACATCACCGAGTTCAGCCGCGACGAAAACAACGCGGAAATGATTTCCTACAAAGTGACCGCCGTTCTCACCGACGAGGATCGTGACCCGTCTTGGGAATAACGTGACGGTTGGCGTGTGAATCAATCAACAATCTTTCTGTGAGGATAAGACATGGCTGTTCAAGGAAAATGCTCGATGACCCTCAGCCTTCCGGGCACGTCGATCAGTGCCACGGTAAGCCGCCCGGCGTCTGGTGGTATTCAGGCTCAGGAGGTGACGTTGCCCGCTGCTGTTGCCGGCACGCTGACGACCAGGACCGACAACGGCAACGGTACTCTGACAATGGGAGCGAATCACGGAATCACCGATGGCCAGATTCTGGCGATCTTCGGCCCGACATCCGGAGTCACGTACTTTGCCACTGTCGGCACCGTCTCCGGAAACTCCGTGCCGTTCACGGCTGCTGATTCCGGCTCTGTTCTTCCCGCCAATAACTCCGCGGTGACTGTTGATGTTATCACGGACCTCAATGTGGACTTCGACGGCGACAACCTGGAGATCCTCGGTGCCATGATGGACCGTCGCGGGCTGGTTGTGTTCGAGGATGCCGGCAACACGGTGATCGACGGACAGGAGCTGACTGCCAACGAGCCGTACCTGTACATCTCTGGCGGCATGACGGGAAACAACCCGCTGGCCGGCAACGCTGTCGATCAAGTGAAGATCGCGTGCGGAGACGCCACGGCCAACGCCACGTTCAAGATGGGCGGAACCTACAACTCGCAGGCGTAATCATGCCGAAGTTTGTTGACACGCTGGGCTCGACGTGGGATGTCGAAATTAACGGCGGCACCGTACGCCGAGCACAGCGAAGCCTGGGTGTCGATATTGGGAAACCGAACACGGGCGAGAGTCCGTGGCTTGTTCGTTTTGAACAGGACATCGCCTTCAAGGTCGACCTGTTGTATGTGATCTGCCAACCGCAGATTCGAGAGCGGGGCTGGACCGATGAAGAATTCGCCGGGCTGCTCGGTGGCGAGGTGTTACGTGATGCCTCCGTGACAGTATATCAGGCGTTGACGGATTTTTTCCTCAATCTCGGGATGACGGAGCCGGCGCTCGCGACGCAAGTTCAGATCGCGAGTCTCCCCGAGATTTACGACGCCGACGCAAGGCGAGCCCAAAGCGTGATAGCAAGACGACTTGGGATGTTATGTGCGAGCTAGCGGCAATCGCTGGCTGTGACCCGGAGCCGCGTAGCTTGCGAGAGTTGGAGTTGATGGCGAAAGCCGCAGACCTCGCAAAGTGGTCGAGGACGTTTGCGGTCTTAGCACAGATTTTCAATGTCAACCGAGATCCAAAACGGAGTGAGGCAATCGACCCGTTGAAGTTCTGCCCGTGGATCGAGAGCGGCCAGAAAAAGAACGCTGCACCGCCAACCGAAAAAGAGCGGTCGGAACTGAAAAACCTGTTCCCAAAAAAGAAAGCCTGACATGAACATGCTCGAAGGCGTTGAAGAGATCGGTCTGGTTGTTGCGTGTGACTCCGACGCATCTGCCGAGGCACTCGCGAAGGAACTCGGGGACGTGTGCCAGGTCGGTGGGCGGCACGTCAAGGTGGCTCTGTACTCGCAGGAGACTCCCAACGCTCAGGCAATCACGGCTATTGCTCGACTGGTGGCAGGCAAGATGGTCGGAGCTATCGACGGACTCGCAGCACTCATGACGCCTGGAGCCTGACATGGGAATCGGCACATCGGCAATCGAGGCAGGAAGAGCTTACGTGAGGCTCTACACGGATTCGAGTGAATACGTGAAGGGGCTGCGTTCCGCCGAGGCGAAGCTGAATGCGTTCGCCAACAACATCGGCAGCCTCGGTGCCAGGATGACCGCGTTTGCATCGATGGCTGCACTTCCAATCGCACTGTCCGCGAAGACGTTCGCCAACTTCCAAGATCAGATGTTGGCAGTCAAAGCGGCTGCTGGTGCGACTTCCGATGAATTCCAGCGACTCTACGATCAGGCTAAGAAGCTCGGTGCGACGACATCGTTCACTGCGGCCGAAGTGGGAGCGGGACAACTCGGATTGGCGAAGGCTGGATTTGGTCCTGCTGAGATCGAGGCAGCAATTCCCGCCGTACTCAACCTCGCTCGGGCGACCGGTACGGAACTGGCGACCGCGACGGAAATTGCCACCGGTTCCCTGCGTGCGTTCAATCTTGAAGCCAAGGAAATGCCGCGAGTTGTCGACGTGCTCACTGCGGCAGCAAATGCGTCGGACGCCGGCATTGAGGACATTGGCGAGGCGATGAAGATCGCGGCTCCTGTCGCAAAGGAATACGGGCTAACGCTTGAGCAAACAGCGAAGTCGCTGGGTGTGCTCGCCAATCTCCAGATCAAGGGGACGATGGCCGGCACGAGTTTGCGCCAGATCATGCTCCAACTCGCAGACCCGAAGGTGCAAGAGCGATTGCGAGGAATGGGAATCGAGGTTCTCGACGCCTCGAAGAATCTTCGTCCGCTTGGCGACGTGATGGTCGAGATCGGAAAGAAGATGGCCGGAATGGGGACCGGCGAACGACTTGCACTTGGAAAAGAGTTGTTCGACCAGCGGGCAATATCCGCAGGTTTGGTTTTGTCGACGCAGAAATTCGACGAACTGTCAGACGCAATCGACAACGCCGCAGGCATCGCCTCACGAACAGCCAAGACGATGGACTCGGGGCTCGGCGGCATGTTCCGAATTCTCATGTCTGCAGTCGAGGGTGTGCAGATCGCTCTTGGCGAGGGACTGACGGAGACGCTCACGAAATGGGGCACGACGGCGACTGATGTGGCGGGTTCGGTCCAAAAGTGGATACAAAATAACCGCAGCCTCGTCAACATCCTGACCACGATGATAGCGGCAGTCGGTACGGCCGGCATCGCCCTGATTGCTTTCGGTGCTGCGGCGAAAGGAGCGGCAATCGCTGTTGGAGCTACCACGCTTGCGATCGGAGTGTTGAATAAATCACTGACGCTCCTGGCAGCTCATCCGGTCGTTGCGACCGTGCTGCTCGCTGTGGCCGCATACGAGGCTCTCGGCACCTGGATCGATGCTTCTGCGGCAAGTGCGATAAACGCGTCCTACGCTCTCGACAAACTCGCGGGAGCACAGGTTGCCGCGGACGCGTCAAGTACGGAGTTGCGGGTGGCGTTGCAGGAGCGGATGGACACGATGCAGCGACTCGCCGACGCGATCAAGGCGGTTGCCGATTCGTGGATGACGGCGAGCAAAAAGGAAAGCATGATTGCTGACCTGTCCGCGGAATTGCAGACCGCGAAGGACGAGGCGAACGCTTTGCTGGATCGGCTGAAGCAGATCAAAACGACGAAGGAATCAAACACGGACGACACCGTCGAGGTGATGAACGACGAACTCCGATATAAGCGTCCACCAAAAGAGACGGACGTTGAGGAGATGATTACCGCCGAACAGGAGAAGAGGCTTCAGACGCTTCAGGATCAGATAAAGGAACAGGGAATTAGAAACTGGAGGGCTGGATATTTCGGTGATGATCCGAAATTTGCAGACAAAGAAGAACAGAGAATGCTGATCGAACTTGAGCGCAAAAAAGAATTACGTGACGCCAATGGAAATCCTGCAATCACCGACATGATCAACAAACTCTACGACGCGAAGCTGCGGTTCGTTGAGTACGAATCGGAAGCACGTCAGTTTGAGCCAGAACCATTTGGAACGACAAGTGCCGAGGAAGCGTGGCGAATGGGACTCGGAACGAAGACCGACACCGCCGCAGAGAAGACCGCCAAGGCGACTGAAAAAACCGCCAAAGCGACGGAGGAGACGGTCAAGGAAATAAAGAACGTCGGGCGAGCGATTTCCGCCAGCGGAAAGATGACAGGGTAAACGATGAACCTCCACCAACTCCAATTCTCGCGATGGACGAAAGGCGACGAACCTCGTATCACGCTGAAATACGCCATCGACGACGTTGCCGATTCGGAAGACGAAGAGGACGTGCTGCTCTACGCCGAGGGCAACGCTCCTGCCACATTCGCGGGACTCTGGCGGAACGAG